TGGAGTCTTCCGCCACAACGGTGTTGGTGCCGTACGCTTCGCGGTATGCCGCCTCCAACTCGGCTTTGATTTCAGCCAAAGGTTGAATAGTAAGACCAGTTTCTGTAAGCTCAAGAGACACCCGGCACCTCCGCTGTGAGGGATATGGGTCCCTCGTTCGTTAAGACATCCATATTTACTCGGAGTGTGCGGTCATCCGAGTCACCTATACTGATGTCCAGTCTATCTACCGACGCCACACCAGGGACTGTAAGTATCCCCTGCGTGTAGATTTGAAATATATCAGGCTCGTTCGCACCACGGACTAGGATACGGTCGTGGTACGGTAACCCTGCCCGGTTGTTGAGAAAATGTTCGCCACGAAAAGTGCGCAGCTTCACGTAGATGCGTTGCCCAATGCCGTCCGCGCTTTCTACCACACTAGCCGCACCGTTGGTAATAAGGAGGTCGCCTGTGTTTTGGTCAAGCGTCACGTCGGTCATACCGCTTTCACTTTCGATGCCCCCACGGGGTTCGGGAAGACGGGAAGAAGTGCCAAGAGAATATTCGCTTTGAAGGTTGCACCACCATCTCCAGCGGCCACCGCCGCATTTGAAATCGCCGTGTGTAGCCGTGTGAGCTCCGTTTCCACTTTGGTTTTCAATGCCACAAAGTCTGCCGCGCCAGACCCGAGGTGGACTTGTGGACCCTCCAGTACGGTAGCAGTGTCACTAGTGGCTGGGACGATGGGGTTGGTGTCGGGGTGAAGCCCCGGGTAGAAAACCCCATCAATCAGATTGTGGGTGTGGTTGAAACCCGGGTCGGTAGTGACCCCCTTGGTGGTCCATTTGTCGATGCTCCGGTCACACACTATTAACAATCCCGTATCCCCCGCCACCAGAGGGAGCGTCAAATATCCCGCACTCGTGCGGCACCAAGCCACGGGTATCTCCACTAACTTGAGGGGGAGCTGTGGCTGCACCCCCGTCTCTGTGTTCATCACGGGAATCAACTCCGCCTGGATAGTAGCAGTTTGGGTAGCAGCGGTATAAGATACTACCTTTCCGGGAAGCGCCGTGCGTATTCCAAGTTTGGCGTTCCGCATTGCTGCTTTGATGACATCCGTCAACCCAGGGTTGTCCCTAGCTGCCCGAAGTGCAGATGTTCCAGTACGTGGCATAGCTTATCCAGTTAACTCCGAGAATACAAGTTCGTCCGAGAATACGCTCGTAGCTATCTCGCCGGCTTGAAAACTAGAATACCACGGCCGTCCGTGTGTGTCCCCAGAATGGGTTACGGCGTTGCACCGATACCCCGTACGGCTCAGTGGCGTACCATCCGCTTTCAGAATGCGCATCCCGACACCAGGTTGGATACGGGAATTTAGCAACGCCATGCCTTGAAAGTCACCGTACCCCTTGCGCGTAGTAATACCCGTGAGAAGGTCCACCCCCTCCTGCAAGACCACGGTAGGGAGCGATAGGAGCGTACCTTGTGCGGCGAATAACACCTTACCGTCTCGGACAAACCACTGAAGGCCGAACATCTCCATGATTTCATCGAGAGTCTCGGCCGGCCGTCCAACAGCGTGGAACCCCTTGCCCGCAAAAGTGAGTACTGCATCGGGGGCAACGATGTTGATTTGCGCGGCGATGTCTTCGGAGGAGCGCCAACCCGCGGAAGCCGACACCAACTCCACCACATTCTTCATGGTGGCACCAGCACCAAATACTTGATTAACGTACCCCGTTCGGAATCCTTCAATGCTGTCCCCCAACTCGATTTCTGCCACCACGTCGGTACGACCGAGTCTGGTGGTTGGCGCGACGTTCATCATCTGCCCTACGAACACGATGTCGGAGTTGTTACGGTATCCCGCCCGCACAGTCACTTTGTACGAGTCTGCATGCGTCGCCAAAGCACGGGCGCGAGATGAATCATCCGGAAAGAAATTTTTGAGCAACGTCTCACGGAAGGCGATGTTAGCCTCCATATCCGCCAAAATCCCCTCCGCTATAGACCTCCGCAAACCGTAGATGCGTAGCGTGCCTCGGTCGGGATTGCTTCGATTTGTACGTGTGAACTGAAATTGGAATTTCAGTCCACTATCATTCTCGGTGATGAGTTGTGAACCCGCCGCCAATCCACCGAACTCTGGGTCTGGAATGAGCTGCGTTAGCAACTGGGAAGACGTCCCAAACTGGATGGAAGCTTCGCGTCTGAATTGGCGGGTACCCATAGCTAAGCCGTCGCCTCTTCTTCCACCCCGGTGTACCGCAGGACAACACGAGTCCCGAACTCATCACGCCCGGCTTCTATTTTGGTGTTGGACGTGTCCACGACGTTGAGCACCCCCTGGGGGACGTCCACATTGGACTGGTACGGGGCCAGGATGTTCGTCGCAATCACCATTTGGAGATTACGTACAGTAGCCGCGTTGGATGAATTACCCAACGCCAAATGCCAGAACCCCGCACGTTTGTTCCACGTAAATTGGAACGTGTAGATGATGTTGTCCAGGATTTGGCGGTTGTTGAACCGGAACTCGCCACGGGGCGGGTGTATAAGAGTGACTGTGGTCATAGCGGCACCGATTGTCCGCCATCGGTGAGCGGCCTCGCGCCAAGTTCCGCCGCGGCCTCGTCCACCAACACATCACCCACCACGTCTGTGCGAATGCGTACCTCCTCTGCTTTGACAGTGACTGGAATGGACGACCCGCTTTCGGCGTTTCGGTCCCAGTCTATTAAAGTGAGAATCATGCTCTCGTAAACCTTAGTAGAGCTGGCAATAAAGAGGGGTTCTCGTTCGTTGGCGAAGTCCCGTAACCGTTGAAGTTGTTGGTGGGCTCGGTTGAGTTGGAGGGGAATGGCACCCGCGGGACTGAATGGAATAAAAGGGCTGTCGACAATAAGGCCAGAAAAACTGAAAGTATCAGACAGGCGGCGGACATGGTCCGTGATGTCCACACCTTGTTCCACCGGGTGTTTCGTAACGACATATCTCTCACTGTGTTTCTGTTTCGTGGCCACATCGGCACGCCACTTGTCGGGGTTAACTGCCAACGGGTCGGGTACAGTGACTAGTGCCACAGCCTCCACAAATCGAGAGATTCGCTCCGAAGTAGATAGGCCCGGCGGTAAATCGGACAAGGGGTCTATGCGAATGATTGTGACACTGGTAGGACCCAACATCCCACCAGGAGAACGTGCGCCAATCGAACTCATCTGGCCTCCACGGGTTGGAGCTCTTCTAGAGCTCCCTGAAACACCCCATCTAGAACCCGGGGTACCTCCTCTATCACCATTCGGGCGACGTCCTCGGCAATCTCCGAGGAAGCTCCGTTGACAGTGACAGGAGCGTTAACTTCCATTTCTACGTTGTTATTGGTGACGGTAACCGTGATGACTGGGGGCGGCCCTGTAGTCGCCAACCCACGACCGCCGATGAGCCCAGTGAGGGACTGGCCCGTAGCCCCAGCCTTCTGGATTAGAACCAGCAACTCCTTGTCCGTTAACTTGTCGTCTTTCTCGTCGAGGCCAAGTTCTTCACGCAGCCGTTTCTTTTCTTTTTTGGCGGCCTCTTCGGCAAGTATGGCGTCTCGCTTGATTTTCTTGCGCCGTGCCTCGCCGTCTTTTTTGGCTTTGATTTTGGCTAAACGTGCGTCCTCCAGTGCGGCAGTGCGGGTCTGCTCGGCTTTGAATTTACGCTCCAGTGTAAACCGTTTGCGTTCTGCCGCGAGAAACTTCTTGGCCTCTTCGTTGTTGACGTGGCGGCTAGTTTCGAGGCTACGAAGGATTTTCTCTCCGTCTTTACCTCGAATACGGTCTTGTAGTTGCTGCAGACCGCCGCGGTTGGTGGAGGACAGCCCCTGCAACACCTGTACATCAGCGCTACGGGATTTGGTGATACCCCCGTGTTTGTCTGTTAACTTGTCCGCTTCTTTCCCGAGGTCGGACATCCCAAACACCATATCACCGATGGCGTCGCCCAACTCCATAGCGATTGGTAACAGAGCCACAAATGCCGCAGCTATTAGCCCAAACGGGCCGAGTGCAGCCATGGTCGCTAACTTGAAAGCAATCCAACCGGCGGTGGCCAACTTCAGTACACGGGTTAGGCCGCCCACCGATTGGATGACCTCCACCAAATCGTGGACGAGCTTGCCCAGCACGACAACGATACCCTTAAAGGTGTCCCACAGCTCTATGAGTGTGGGCTTCATCTCTTCGAAGCGGGCGGCTGTGTTAGATAGAAATTCTTCTAAGTCTTCCTCTAGTATCTTCGCTATGATGTCGAACCACTTAGCGAAGACAGGCACCAATTCCTTGATGGTTCGTACCACTGCATCAAAAGCAGGCTTCAGCTTTTTTACCCAGACAATCGCCTCTTTGACGAATGATACTAGTTTGGCCTTAATCAGTCCTTTGTTGGCTTGGAACCATTCCCGGGTGGAATCGGTTATGCTCTGCAGAACAGGCATCAACTCCGCACCAATGGTGTTTTTGATGTTGGTGAGTACGGTTTTTAGTCGGTGTTGCGCGTCAACAAACTCTTCAGAGGCTTTGGCAGTTTTGTTGGTGTACGCCAATCCGAGTTCTTGTGCTTCCTCGCGCAGTGCTCGGATACCGTCTCCACCCGTCTCCAGCAACGGGATAAGTGTCTTTCCGCCCCTACCGAACAAGTCTTGCGCCAACGCAGCTTGTTCACTGGAATCCTTCACGCCTTTAAGCGCGGTAGATAGTTTCTCGAAGCGTTCAACAGGATTTAGCCCGTCGAACTCCTCAATACGCAGCCCCATCTGCGCCAACGAATCCGCAAACGGCCCGGTACCCTTGCGAATCGCGTCATTCATCCCCTTTCCCATCCGTTGGATGGCGGTCTGAACGTCCTTCATCCCCGCGCCAGAAATTTCCGCCGCGAATTTTAGTTCCTGTAGTTCCTCCGCTGTAACGCCAATGTTAATAGCAGCTTTGGCAATTTCGTCACCGCCAGCAGCTATCTCTGCCGTAAAGTCAAATAGTACAGTCTTTGTAGCGTTGAAGGCCCCGACCATAAGGTCGAGGCCGGCCTTGATTCCGTTCACAGCAAGACCAAAGGTAGCCAGTTTCTCTGTGGCGTTGCCTTTGGCCTCTAACTTTGTAACTAGTTCGCGAACGGTAGGCATGGGCTATTTCCTCTTACGAGCGCCCGGTTTGGCGTCTTGTACGTTTAACTGTGCAGCCTGCTGCCACGACAACGCAACGTCCAATGCTTCGGTGGCATCCGCCATGTCGTTGATAGACATCGTTGTTTGGAGGTGACAGAGGTTGCTCAAGTTGACCCCTTTGTCGGTGGCGACAAGTCGGAAGACGGCGTCGTCGATGTTAGCAGACTGCGCGCCTTTACGCCGACCGAACTGAGTTTTGAAATCAGGGCGCTTGAGCGGGCGGCGTCGAAGAAATCCTTGTAGTTCACCTCCAGAGCCCAAGCGAACACCTTGTACAAGTCCAGGATTCGACCTCTGAAGTGTTCGTCAAACTCCTTGGCTAGGTCGCTTACTCCCTCGGCTCGGACCCCAGTTAGGACGCTCTTAATCATCCGGTCCCCGACGTCTTCGTCGAACCGCTCAAACATAGACGCTAGGCCTATCCCGGCCAAATCGTCAATTTCAATATCGCCATCGTCGGTAAATGCTTTGGCAATCATCGACACAGCCGGTCGACCGATGATTTCCGTCAACGAAATCAAAGTTTTGTTCGCTTGGGTAGCGGGCATCATTTCGCATATGTACTTGACCCCGCCAATTTCTTTGAATTGTATTTCACGCGCCATGTTGTGGCCTCCTTGGTGCGTTAAGTGTTAGGTAGACCGAAAAAGCCTACCGCCTCGTTATTTACCATAACATCCTTAGCACTTCCTGAAAACATGAACAAATCGTCCGCCTCGAAGACCCACACCCGGGACTCCTCCGTGGTAGCAAATGTGTCCTCTGGTGGGGTTTGAATGAACGCGCGGTTACCGGCGTGCAATGTTGCCCCGCAGAAGTCCAACACCAACAACGGCGCCACAACGGCGCCAGTCAACGCGTCCAGGTTAACGGCGCTGGCCAGGAGATTGTTGATGGCGGACCCGTTCCGAATGGTTACAGAAAGAGTGCCCGAGTGGTCGCTACTACGTACTCGAGCCCCCTCCCCGTCACCACCCTTTACCAACTTCCACATCGGCTTGTTTCGCTTGACAGTTAGGAACGTACCATCCACTATTCCAGAATGCAGGGGTATACCCGACCAAGTG